CACCAAGTTTGTTGGTACACTGAACGGCGCAATGCGTGTGTTTGTTGACTCTTATGCTGCTGACACTACACCAGTGTTAGTTGGTTACAAAGGAAGTTCAGAAGCTGACGCTCCTGCGTTCTACTGCCCATACATTCCGTTGATGAGCAGTGGCGTTGTGTTGGATCCAACAACATTTGAACCAGTTGTGAGCTTTATGACTCGCTACGGTTACATTGAACTTACTAACACAGCAAGTTCTTTTGGTAACGCTGGTGACTATGTTGGTGAGATCGCTGTTTCCAACTTGTCTTTCTCCTAATCAGAGAACCACAACTTTCTCAGGGATGGGAAGGAACAAAAAGGGCCGCAAGGCCCTTTTTTGTTGGCGGAACAATATGTCTGTAGTTCTGGTAAATATACAACATAGGAAAAAATATGTCAATAGAAATTGGTACAGGTATCACAATCACAACAGGCCTCTTTTTTGGTGCAAACGACGCACCTGCACAACTGATCACAGAATCTGGCCTGGACTTGCTGACGACTGAAGTAGGTGACGACTTAACGACAGAATAAAAAATATGGCAAATATAAAAATATCACAACTCACAAGCTTGTCAACCATGACAGACGCAGCCGTCATACCTGTTGTTGCATCAGGTTCCACTCAGCAAATTTCTGGTGCAAACTGCTGACATAGGATTTGTCAAAGCCTACAACGGGGTGTTGACTCTGGCTAATGTACAATCCTTGTATGCCACTTACGCGGCAAGATTTGGTTACTGATTCTGCCCTTGACAAGTCAGCCGGTCTGATAATGCAGTTCAACAACCTAGCAAGTTGTTGTTGCAGCAAGTTAAACTTTGAACCACGAGAGATATTGAGCAACTTTTTTAGTAACCGTGGCCCAATCTCCACGACTAGGCTGTCTAAACAGTCTAGCACTAGAGTACCAAGGACTTGAATCACGATCGGTCAGCCAGCGCCAATCAGTGGCATAGGCATTCAGCATGATCCAGGTAGGACGCCCCAGTGCACAAGCCAGGTGACTCACAGCAGTGTCCACACCCACTACCACATCCAGGTTCTGTATCAGTGCCGCAGTATCAGCAAAACTATGAACACTGCCCGGATAACGGGTAACGCCTGCAGCAGCTAATTCAGCTTCTTGCTCATCACTGGCATCCACTTGTAGATTGATCCATTCATATTCGGGTGTGGATTTGATCAGGTCCAGCATGGTCTCAAACGGCACTGCCTTGTGTTGATTCAGCCATGAGTCTGTGCGACCACTCCAGCAGAACCCCACCCGCATGCGAGTTTTTGGGCCCAGTCGCTGTTGCCAGGCCCGCACTGCCGCAGGATCAGCATTGAGATAACTTTGTACTCGGGGCAATGTGTCCAGAGTAATACCCAGGATGCCAGGTATGCTCATGATAGGCACCCAGTAATCAAACTCGCCCATGTCGTCAGTGTATCTTCCCACCTGACTAATAATACCGCCCAGACTCAGCAGTGGTACCAAGCCGTCGGTGACCTGCAGTTTGACCTGAGCACCTTGAGCATGTAGATTCCAGAGAAAACGCACAAACTGTATGTTGTCCCCGTGGCCTTGCTCGCCCACTACCAGAATGGTACGGCCTGACAAGTCTTCTCCGTGCCAACGAGGCTGGACAAACTTGGGTTCAGTGCCGGCCAGATGTTCATAGTCCCAGCGGGCTTCGTAGGCAGGCCAGCCCTGTGCATAATCGCCTTTGAGCAAATAGGTCACTGCTAGATTAAATCTTGTGGTAATGTTTTGGGGATCTAACACAGCCGCATGCTGTAAAAACGGGATAGCACGAGCAGGATGGCCTAGTTCTCGCATGACATTGCCGTAGTTGTTGAAGGCTGCAGCCGAATCAGGATCTGTTACAAATGCCTGTGCATAGCAGGCCAAGGCCTGTTCTGGTTCTTGTTGTGCTCTTAATTGGTTGCCTTGTTCGATCAGTTCGTTGGAATTCATGCAGTATTTAAGGGGCACAGGCTGCAGTCTAGACATTTCTGCTAAATACCTAGTCCGCAATTGTGCGGCTTATGCTGAGCGTAACACCCACAGCGTAGCGGCTAGAACCCGCAGACTTATTACAAGGAAACAAACAAATGGGTCGTCCTCTAAAAATACAAAAATCAAGTACCGGTTCCGGCAACGGCGGCGCAGCCGTCAGTGTGGATCTTGGCTTTCCCAACTTTGGATCGCTGACAGCACCGGTATTCAACTCACCAACACAAACTCTAAATGATGCAATGTATCTAGGTGTTGTGGGCGGTGCAGCACCAACTGATACACCTAGCGCAACCAATCCACGTGTGGACGTTACAGTTTACATCACAGGTGCTGCATCAGCAGCTCAAGGCTATATTATCCGCCAAAAAGGTGCTCACAAATATCTAGTTGGTGATGTTACTAGTGTTGCTGACGAAGACTTAACAGTTGGACTTGCCTACATAATCACCGCACTTGGCACAACTGATTGGCAAGCATGCGGCGCTCCTATTGGTGCAGGTGTTGGCACAGTGTTTACTTGCACAGCGGATGCTGGCGCAGGTACAGGCACAGCCAATCTTGTTGGCGTGTGTGTGCTGGAAGATGCGACTACTCCTAGCGCAGAAGGCCTAATGAGTATTACTTACACACTGGGTGACTCAACTGCTACCACAATCAGCAAGCTGTCCAACAAGTGGTTGTTAAACTGGGCCGGCGGCTCAACTTATGCTGCTACTAGTGTGGTAAACGATGTGCGCTATGCAACCAACTTCTTCACAGACGAAGGCACTGTGATCAAATCTGGTACAGCCCAAACCACAGTAGAATTGGCCATCGTCGACAACGTTACTTCTTAATTTATTAAGACTCAGAATCCTCTCAGCTACATACTGAGAGGATTTTTTATGACCATAGCATTTGTACTGGGCAACGGCATCAGCCGACAAGCCATTGATCTTGGTGTGTTGACACCTTTGGGCACCACTTACGGCTGCAACGCACTGTCAAGAGAGTTTGTGCCGGCTGTGCTGATCAGCACTGATACTCCTATCAGCCGACACATACAAGAATCTGGTTACAGTCAACAACATGTGCACTACACCCGCAAACCCTTGCCTGACCTGGGTGCTCGCAAAATACCACAAAAATACTATGGATTCAGTTCTGGCCCTGTGGCCACTGCAATTGCTGCCCTGGATCAGCATCACCGAGTGTATTTGATTGGATTTGACATGGGTCCTACCACCACAGGGCAATTCAACAACATGTATGCAGGCACAGAATTCTACAAAAAACCCTCGGCCACACCCACATATACAGGAAACTGGGTGCGTCAATTGACCACAATTGCTCGTGATTTTCCACGGGCGGAATTTGTGCGTGTGCAGGGCGCAACCACAGCCAGCATACCTGAACTTACCAATATCTCAAACTTGCTGCACATGCCCCAGGCAGACTTTATCGACCGCATAAATAACACAAAGGATCTCTAAATGTCTATCTACAAGCGTGTTGCTGGCAATCTCGTAATTCAAACCGTGGGTGCAACGGATACTGTTACTTTTGAAGGACTCACAGCCAATGCTGCCACTGTGATCATCAATGGTGATTTAACTGTGAGTGGCAACGCCAGTTTGACCGGTAACATTTCGGGCGACAAGATATTCAACGGCACAACATCAATTGAAATCCCTGTGGCCGGCGGCAATGCGCTGATTTCTGTGGGCGGAACCGCCAACGTGTTGGTAGTGAGTTCCACAGGAGCCAACGTCACAGGTACTGCCAACATATCTGGAGCAGTGACCACTGCATCCACAGTCAGTGCAGTGGGCAACATCACAGGAGCCAACCTAAACACTGCTGGCAACGTTTGGATTGTTCGTGACGCCAGTGTGACTCAGCCCACCATTAGATTCACAGACACAGACACCGAAATTGCTGATGGCCAAACATTTGGCGCTGTAGAATGGTTTACGTCAGACATATCTGGAGGCGGAGCCAGAGTCACAGCAGCTATCCGTGCAGTGGCAGCAGGAACTGTGGGCAACTCCAACGTTCAAATTTTGACTTCTACCAATGGTGCAGCAGCCACACCCAAAGTTACCATTCTCAGCACAGGCAACGTGGGCATAGGTAATGTGGCACCGGTTGACACACTGGCAGTGACTGGAACCATCTATGGCAGTTCTACCCTGGTCTCAGTGGGCAATATCACTGGAGGAAACTTGTTGACTGCAGGTTCAGCCACAGCAACTGGCAACATTGTGGGCGGCAATATTTCAACAGCAGGATTGATCACAGCCACAGGCAACATCACCAGCGGCAACGTAATTAGTCTAGGAGTAGTTATTGCAGGTGCTGCAGGGGTCACAGCCACTGGCAACGTGCGCGGCGGCAATTTGGTAAGCGATGCTGCAGTGTCAGCCACAGGCAACATCACAGGCTCCGACTTGTTCACACAAGGCATAGTCAGTGCCACAGGCAACGTGCAAGCTGGTAACGCAGTGATCGTCAACACTGTTCGGGCAGCTAACACAGTAATTTCTGGACTCAGTAGCGGAACCGGTATTGGTGTTGAAAACATTGTGTGGCAAAACACTAATTTCACAGTATCTTCAGTCACAATGGCCAACGTGGGTGTGTTGACATTCACAGCATTGGAAAACCAAGCTTACAAATTTGAAGCTTTTATGCCTGTTGCTCCTGATGGGTCCACTACCACAGCGTTTTCTGTGCTGTTTGACAACGGATCTTGCAACTATGTTTTGGAGACACAGACCACAGCCACAGCCGCCTGGGCAGCAGTGTCTTCTACCACCAGCAACACCACCGGAACCACCCAATCAATGACTGGCACTGACATGCGTACTGTGCGTATTTCAGGCACTTTTGCACACACTGCCAACACTGATGTGACCATTCGTGCTCAGACCAGTGCTGCTAACCTTGTGGTCAAGACCAACTCCTACCTGACATACACCAGAATTGGCTAAATTGTATTCCTGCTCTTTTGGTAAATACACCAGAGGACCTTGAATACCTATGTCACAACAAATAATTGATATTGGCGCCGAAGCCAATGATGGAACTGGTGAACCGTTACGCAGTGCGTTCAATGCGGTAAATGAAAACTTTTCAGAAGTTTATGCCGCTGGCCCTGTTGGTTCCAATGTAGTAATCAGTGGAAACACTATCACCGTTACCGGCATCAACAACAACTTGGTGCTGGCAGCCAACGGAATTGGCAATATTCAGGCCAACAGCACAATTGTGCCCAGTATTGATGCTGTGTATGACATTGGTACTCCAACCAAAAGAATAGACACAGTTTATGCCACATACTTTGTGGGCAATGGTAGTTTTCTGACGGGTATTGCTGGAGGCGGCAACGGCAACGCTATTGTCAATGGTGCCACCAATGTTTCTATTCCCTCAGTCAATGGCAATGTGGCAGTGACCATTGACGGCCGTGGCAATGTGCTAGTGGTACAACGTCAAAACGTGGTTGTAAATGCCAATGTGATACCCAGTGCAAACGTTACCTACAGTCTGGGTTCTGCAGCAGCAGCCTGGCAAGACTTGTACTTGAGCAACAGTACCATATATCTGGGCAACAGTACTGTCAGATCAAACACAACCTCATTCACACTGACCACGCCCACAGGTGGCAGCTTGGTATTGCAAGGCAACGGCACAGTGACCAGTTATGCCAATGCCAACGTGACTGCTTTCTTGCCCACAAACTCTGCTAATATTCGTGGCGCCAACATTGTTGCTACCAACAACATCAGTGCAGCAGGTAATGTAACTGGACAATACATCATTGGCGATGGCGGATTCCTTAGTAATATTGTGTTTACTGGCAATGTGGCAGTGAGCCAACTGGGCAATGGTACCACAGTGCTTAGAGTTGAAGGTTCCGGCGGCAACTTGACCGCCACAGTAGGCGGCGTAAGCAACGTGCAAGTGGTCACTCCCACAGGCGTCAATATCACAGGCAATGTCAGTGCCACAGGCAACATCACTGGCAACTATATTTTAGGAAATGGCAGTCAACTAACTGGCATGCCTGCTGCATATGCCAACTCAAACGTGGCTTCATACCTGTTGACCAACACAGGAAACATTGCTGCTGGAAATGTGTCAGTCACAAGCAATGTGTCCGCAGGCAATCTTAGTGCATCAGGCAATGTTCGCAGTCAAGGGGCCATAAGTGCTGTTGGTAACATCATAACCGAAGGCGTGTTTATTGGCAACTTCCAGGGCAACATAACTGGTAACATCACTGTTCCTGGATCCAACACTCAGGTGTTGTTCAACGGCAATGGCAATGCTGCTGCTGTGCCAGGATTTACCTACAACGCAGATTCCAACACAGTGGGTGTGTTGGGTGTGGTCAGTGCACAAGGCAATGTGATTGCTGGCAATGTCAGCACTGTGGGCAATATCACAGCCAACTACTATTCAGGCAACGGCTCGCAGCTGGCCTCAATCGCAGCAGCCAATGTGGTTGGCACGGTGTCTACTGCTGCACAAGTAACTGATTCAGCTCAATCAAACATCACCAGTGTTGGCACACTGACCAATCTTGCAGTAACTGGTAATATTGATGCAGCACGATTAATAGTCAACAATATCAGCAGCGATGATTCCAGTGTTCTGATCATAGACGATGGACTAGAGATTAATGGTGATCTTGCTGCGGCCAACATCAGCGCCAATTTTTATTCAGGCAATGGGTCGCAACTGACTGGCATGTACAGCAATACCAATGTGCAGGCCTACTTGCCCACATACACAGGTAACCTAGCAGCCCTGGCCGGCAATGTCACGACCACAGCCAACGTATCTGGCAACTTTATTTTAGGTAATGGATCCCAATTGGCCAGCGTCAATGCTGTGTCTGTGTTGGGTAATGCGCCAGCAGTGTTGGCCAATGTTAACAGTCTGGCACAGCGAGATTCCAACGGCAACCTCACTGCCAACTATTTTTCAGGCAATGGGTCGCAACTGACTGGCATGTACAGCAATACCAATGTGCAGGCCTACTTGCCCACATATACCGGCAACCTAGCAGCACTAGCTGGCAATGTCACTACTAGTGCCAACATATCTGGCAACTTTATTTTAGGTAATGGATCTCAACTAACTGGATTGCCTGCCACTTACAGCAATGCCAATGTGCAGGCGTATTTGCCCACATACACCGGCAACCTGGCGGCATTGACTGGCAATGTCACAACCAGTGCCAATATCTCAGGAAGTTTCTTGCTGGGCAATGGTGCATTTATTTCTGGATTGCCAGCTGGTTATTCAAATGCTGAAGTAGCTACATTTTTAGCCAGCGGCACCAACTCGGCCAACATTGTTAGCACTGCCAATATCTCAGGAAGTTTCTTGCTGGGCAATGGTGCATTTATTTCTGGATTGCCAGCCAATTACGGCAACACTGAAGTGGCTGCATTCTTGCCCACATATACCGGCAACCTGGCGGCATTGACTGGCAATGTCACAACCACTGGTAATGTTCGTGGTGGAAATATTTCTAGTCCTGGCGCAATCAGTGCCACAGGCAACATTTCGGGTAGTTTTGTCTTTGGTAATGGTAGTCAACTCACAGGAGTTGTGTCTAGTTATACCAACTCCAATGTAGAAGCCTACCTGCCCACATACACTGGCAACCTGGCGGCACTAGCTGGCAATGTCACTACTAGTGCCAATGTCACAGGCGGTAACTTATTGACCACAGGACTGATTTCTGCAGGATCGTTAACAGCTTCGGGCAATGTGGTAGCAGGAAACTTGACCACAACCAACACAGTGAGCACAGGCAGTCTGATCACAACTGGCAATGCTATTGTGGGCGGCGACCTAGTGATCAACGGTAACATTACCTATGTCAACGTGGCTGATCTAAATGTTGAAGATCCCATAATTGGTCTTGGTCGAGCAGCAAACAATCAGCCACTCACCACAAACGATGGCAAAGATCGTGGCGAACAACTTTGGTATTATGACACCGCTGAAAAGTCAGCATTTGTAGGCTACGACAATTCTTCAGCAAAAATGATTGTTGCAGCCAACGTGTCTATCACTGACGAAGTAGTCACAGTCAACAACTATGGCAACACTGTGTTGGGAAATCTTGAGTCTACTACGATGGTTGCCACGGGCAACGTTACAGGTGGCAATATTGTCACTGGTGGCTTGATTAGTGCCACAGGCAACATCACAGGTGGCAACGTTACAGGTGGCAATGTTGTCACTGGTGGCTTGATTAGTGCCACAGGCAACATCACAGGTGGCAATGTACTCACAGGTGGCATTTCCAGTGCCACAGGCACAGTTACAGGTGGTAACTTGGCCACAGGCGGAACAATCAGTGCTACAGGCAACATCACTGGCGGCAATGTAAACACCACTAATCTAAGTCTCACAGGCAATGTTATTGGTGCATTTAATGTTACAGGTAACATCACCGGCGGAAATATAACATCTGTTGCTGCGCTAACTGCAGCATTTATATCATCCTCAGGAAATATTGTCACAGGCGGAACAATCAGTGCTACAGGCAACATCACTGGAGCCAATGTTATATCAGCCACCACACTCAGTGCAAGTGGCAACGTTCAATCTGGCAACGTGGTCACGGGATATG